GATCTAGCGGCGACGGCAGCGGCATCGGACATTAAATAAATAGGAGTACGGCATGATCCAGAAAATCATTCTAGTCGGAACACTAGGGCGAGCGTTCGAACTGAAGACATCAAAGGGAGGAACACTGTGGGCAACGTCGTCGCTCGCAGTGAACACAAAGCAAGGCGGGGAAAAGAAGACGACCTGGTACAAGCTTAAAGCTTTCGGAAAAGCGGCAGAGATACTCGCAGCACATACGAAAACCGGAGAGACGCTCTACGTAGAGGGCGTGCCCGAAGCTGAAGCCTGGTTACCTGCCGGTACGATTACGCCACGCACGCAAATTGCAGTGACCGTTAACGAGTTTAACTTCCTGGGCGGCGGCGCACGTGTTGAGACCGCGAAAGACGAAGCAGCACAGAACATCAACAACGCACAGGGCAGCGACGACGAGTGGAGCTACACGTGAAGCAATCAGATTCAATTAAAGAACTAGCAACCGCACTCTCTGCATTTCAGGGAGAGATCCACGATGTGGAGAAAGACGCTAAGGGCACTTTCTCCCGCTATGCCACACTCTCAGCGGTGCTAGCCGTTGCCCGCCCGGCGCTCGCAAGACACGGGCTATCCGTTGCCCAGTTCCCGAGCTCTGTCGATGGAACCCCAGGCCTAATGACCGTGCTCATGCATTCGAGTGGTGAGTATATCCTCGTGGATGCATCCCTCCTGATCGGGAAGCCAACGATGCAGGGCTTGGGCAGCGCGTTAAGTTATCAGCGCCGCTACTCCCTCTCTGCCGTGCTAGGCATCACGCAAGTGGACGACGATGGACATGCGGCAAACGTGCCAGTGCGGGAAGAGACAGCGCCCGCTGCGCCGCCACGGCCCGCAGTGAAGGCAGCGCTACCTACGCCATCACCTGCCGCAGCGATCGCACCACCGCCTGCGCTGGCGGAGGAATCATATCCGTCTGACTCCCTCATCGCAGTGGCGCGAAAGCTTAAAGTACGGAAGGCAGACATGGAAAACCTTATCGCATTGCGTTACTCACATATCGAGTCGCATAAAGATCTGAGCCACGCACAAGTAAAAACACTTTTGTCAGACTTAGTTAAAGCATTCCCTGAGGCAGCACCAACCCCTAGCTCCAACACCACGGGTGTTGCCTCAGGGATATCCCGTGGCAAGTAGACAAGCGCCGTCTGCAATCTGCGGTGAGGCGTCCGAAGAAGTAATCAAGTGGCGCAGCGACCAGGTCTACTATCGCGCAGGATCATCTGTATGCGTAGACTGCGAGCGGCTGAAGAACACGAGACGCACATGTCTACGTTGCGAGAAGGCGTTCACACCGGGGTGTCGCACCCCATGGACGTGTAAAACCTGTGTATCGAGTAAGCGCGTATGAGCTACCTCTCATACACAGTAATTAAAGTGCTGATAGGCATAGTCATTGTGATTGCTTCACTGGCGATCTCACTGATTAATTTTGCCCGCAGCATGGAAGTCCCTAGTAACAAAACGGAGTGGAAATGAGAAAACCAAGGCCATTAAACACACTGATAGTTGATGCAAGAATAAATAAAAGTGAGCGTGGGCACTACATCGAGATCAATGCTGGAGGATGTCCTACGCCCAAGGCGATAGCGAGACTCATCGAGTGGCTTGCCGACGCGCAAGTGTGGATTGCTCTGCAGGGTAAGAATAAATGAGAAAACCAAGGGCTATAAACACGCTGCGAGTTGACGCCCAGATAAATAAAAGTCAGCGCGGGCACTACATCAAGATCTATGCCTGCGGGTGCCTCACCGCTGCGGAGGTAACGCGGCTTGTCGGGTGGCTCACTAACGCGCAGGTGTGGATTGCTCTGCAGAAGAGGAAGAAATGAGAAAACCAAGGGCTATAAACACGCCGCTAATTAGTTTGCAAATACAAATATTCAGGAACAGGCACATCATCATGATCAATGCCGCAGGAGCTGTTACGCCTGATGCGGCAACGAGACTGACCGAGTGGCTTGCCGACGCGCAAATGTGGATTGCTCTGCAGGAGAAGAAGAAGTGAGAAAACCAGGGGCGCTCAATACGGCGACGGTTCGTGCAGAAGTGTGCGAAGACGAAAACGGGTACTACGTAGATCTTAATTCCTTAGGATATCTTAACCCCAGTTCGCTGCCGAAAGTCGTTGATTGGTTTACTCGTGCACAGGCGTGGATCAAGCTGCAGGATAAGAAGTGATAGCGCACGTGCCGCGTGACTAAACGAATCGCCGCAAGCCTAGGAGATGAGTCGCAGCATGTGGGTGTGGGCAGCGGCAACGGCCACGGCTACGGCAACGGATATGGCTACGGCTACGGCAGCGGCTACGGCTACGGCTACGGCAATGGATACGGCTACAGCGTCGGCGGCTACGGCAGCAACCACGGCACTGGTTGTGGTGATGACTACGGTCACAGTAACGGCAATGGCTACGGCTGTGGCCACGGGCACGGCAACGGCGATGGCGCAGGCAAGGGATACTAGAATGCGTAAACGAATAGTCGCAAGTCTCGGAGATGAATCACATCACGTAGGCATAGGACACGGCTTTGGTGGTGGTGATGGTTTCCTTGTAGGCAATGGCCACGGCGATGGACACGGCCTCTACAGTGACGGCTTCGGCAGCGGCAATGGTGACGGCGGCCACGGCGGATCGGGAAAGGGCTACGGCATGGGCTACGGCTACGGCTTCAGTCAAGGCGACGGCGATGGCATCGGATACTAAAATGCGTAAACGAATTGTCGCAAGCCTTGGGGATGAAGTGCAGCACGTAGGCACTGGCAATGGCACCGGCGATGGCGCGGGTTTCGGCTTAGGCGAGGGTGATGGCTTCGGCAGCGACGGCCCCTACAGCTACGGCGCCGGCCACGGCAGCGGCGCTGGCAATGTTGAAGGCTACGGCACTGAATGCGGTGCGGGATGTGGGCGTGGTGACGGCTACGGCTACGGCAGCGGCTACGGTGATGGCTTCTGCGGCTTCGGCGAGGGTTGTGGCTTTGGCGGCTACGGTAACTAAACAAACAAAGGGAGAAGTAATGGAAACTAAAGCTAACGTGTCGAGTAATTGTGTATGAGTAACTTCAATGTTTACGACTACCTTCTAATAGCTTCAAACATTGCAATGCTACTCATGCTCGCGTTATGTGCGCCTAGGGGTAACTTCGATCTTTCCCCTTTCTTTCTAATACTTACAGGTAGTGCAATGCTACTTATGCTCACGTCATGTACGACGCAAACAATTATTGATGGTGACGACGGCCAGCGTGATCGCTGGTCAGCTAAAACGAGGATCAACGCTAACCCATCAGCTATGCACAATTGCCCTTCTCGCGATCTTTTAAAGTGCAGGCGGGATGGGAAACAATGAGCGAATTTAAATTATCTCCCGCCATAGAGTGTTCATGCGGATCTTTGATTGATCACATCTCGGTCTTCTATGGCCGCACGCCGTATAGTATTCAGTGCCCCAATTGTGAGTGCAGTCTTCAAGAAATCATGCCCTCTGGCGTGGGATGGCACTTAGGTGAGAAGCACGCCATAGAGGCGTGGAATGACTACCATACGGCGATAAACCAGTTCAAATCTGAGGGAACCTGGCAGCCTACCTGCGCACAACTAAGAGAGTATTTTTACAGAGAATTAAAACAATGGGGGCACAATCCTCGATGAGCGAATTAAAACCAGACCGCGAACTATACCGGGAAAATTATCGCGGCATAGATATAGAAGTGTCCCGCGCCTGGGGTGGGCCTTCGAGTCTTTTCAAAGAAGTGTGGTGCTTCTATCTGAACCTTCTAGTTGAGCAATTCCAGGAGCGATACCACGCTGATCTGTGGCGGCCCATCATCAATTTATACGACGGCAGTGTAGTACAGCCCTGCGCGGAATGTCTGAAATCTTTGGATTGGCATAGCGATATGACATTCTACTCCCGAAACTCTGCGCCGGAGGAACCATTCCGCTCGATCAAAGCAGGATGCGACTATCAACACATGGGGGACGAGGGCAGGACATACACCGCAGACCGCGTCATGCATGATGCGAAGCGATGCGTTGACTCGCTCTTGAATAAATTCCCAGGATTACGAACTGCGGATGTGTTGTGGAAGGAATACTATGCGCCGTTTCATGCCGTGATGAAGGCCAAAGAAGCGCAGAAGTTATGAGCGAATTAAAACCAACAAGCAGTGTGCCAGCGCACCTTATAGCAAGGGATAAAGATGGAACTAACTGACAAGAATAAACAGCACATTGACAGCCTCTCATATGAACAACTTCTGAATTCGTGGCGAAATCATCCCTGTGGTGATCCTTGGTTTCAGGACGAAACTGGGACGTATTGGGGAGAGCGAATGAAAGCATTGCGTATCGCCGGGGCGGACCACGTGGGGGCCAGCAAGGCTATAGGCTGGGGCAATTAATGACCCACGAAACACGCGAGCGCATCCTTGACGTTACCGTTAGCACGCTACTCATACCCACCGTCATCATCGCATCGCCGTTTCTGCTCGCACTCGCTGTAGCCATCGGTGTGCGTGACATGGTCAGGAGTGTGAAGTGATCAAGGTTGCCGCGCTCTATGTCCTAGAGGATGGACCGTATTCAAACCTGCCAGGCGTAGACGTGTGGGGCATAACAAAGGATGCGCGTACATATAACGGGCCGCACCCTGTAGTGGCGCACCCACCGTGCGAGCGTTGGGGCAGGTTTGCAAAAATAAATTATGCAAGATGGGGCGGAGAACACAACCGGCCAGGAAATGATGCCGGTTGTTTTGCGTCTGCCCTGAATAGCGTTAGAAATTTTAATGGCGTACTAGAGCATCCGGCATCAAGCTACGCATGGGCCGCGCATGGGTTAGCGCCGCCAGGCAAATTTGCGTGGTTGTATTGCGGCAATGACGAATGGGTGTGTGAGGTTTGGCAAAGTGTTTACGGTCATTCCTGCAATAAAAAAACATGGTTGTTTTATTGCGGGGACAACAAGCCGCAAGAATTAGATTGGAGCACACAGCAAGGCACACACCAGATCGGCTTTCATGATCAGAGGGGAAAGGCCAAGAATAGACCAACACTCTCAGGAAAAAAGGCAAGTGCTACACCGGCAAAATTCAGAGACTTGCTAATAAGCATCGCACGCAACGAGGAGATGAAGGCATGAATAACTATAAAGCACTGAGAGCGTTTCTAATTCGTGAGCGTGACCTTGAGTGGGAATGCGCCCTGGAATCTAGAAAGTTAGGCGTGAATGGTATTGATGGCGGTAATGTTGCGGTGGGATCGGTGGAGGCTTACAACAAAGTGCTCGCGTATATGCAGCAACTCTCCAAATCCGAAGCGAGAGAGTCATGAATGACTATGCGGCATTGGAGAAGTTTATATACGACCGTAAAGCATCGGAGATGGAAAACTACAAAGAAGGCCAACGCTTATCTGGAGATAACAGCCCTGGTGCTTGCCTGGCTCTAGGTGCAATGGATGCCTATTCACAAGTGCTCTTATATATTAGCGAACCGTCTGCAGTCGAAGGGACAGAGTCATGAGCACTGACGGTAATGACCATCTCGATGAAGTCAGACGCTTATATAAGGAACTAGATGAGCAATGCCGGATCAACGGCATGGGTGCGCAGCGTGAGTTAAAACTTAAGACTCAGCTACGTGAAGCGACTGACATCATAACAATCATGGCAGACAGAGCCGATAGATTGAAGGCAGAGCTAGGCAAGGCATACCCAGGCGACATGTCTAACGCCGTGGTGCTCGCGCGCGCAATGCTCACAAGATGGGGTAAGGTATGACCGAATCTAAAAACATACATGATTTACGCTGCCCCACACAGGCCAGGGAATTTTTATACAATCTGTGGGTTGGTGATAAACAAGTAGAGGGTGTGCAGCTCCCGTCCGGCTGGTTAAATTTTGACTCTATGAGTGACGACCAGGCCTGTGAATATGCCAGACAATTACATGCCGGGTGGGTCACGCTTGGAGTATTGGAATATAGGAAGCGCGTGTCACACTAGGCGGGGTAAGGTATGAACAACTATGAGCACTACTGATTTCGAAATCACACTTATTCGGTTATTGATTTATTTTCACGCATCTAAGCTAATAGTAGAATTTGTTTTTAAACTATCTAACTTTTTATACTCGGTCTATAAAAAACTACGTTACTGATCCTAGTGCTACACTTGCACGGCACTCAACACGGGCGCAGAGGCGGCGCGTGGAATGGCGATCTGAAATTCCTCTGGACCGCGCCGCCTTTTCCCGTAAGCTTTGGTCAATGGCAGGAAAACTGCGGCAGCTAGTACTCAGGGCAACCATGGATGAACTCTACGCGAGCGGAGGCAACCGCACCCGTGCAGCCAAAGAGCTGGGCATCAGTGCCCGCACTCTTAGAAACTACATAAACGTTATGAAGCACGGCGGCTACGGGCCAGTGCCCCCGCCACCCTTGCCGCATAATGCTGGAGTCAGCAAATACACGCATGATATCCCATGCTTGTGCAGCCTATCGTCATGCCGTAGGTCGCTGAAAATCTATAGACGCGAATCAGAAACGCCCGGCATGAGAGACATACAGCAGGGCTACTGCGCAAAGTGTGGGCGGGTTAGACCTGATAACGGCAAATGCCCCCGATGTTTAGGCGACGAAACCGCATGATGTATACTGCTACTACAGGGGTACACATGGACGACCTGCAAGCCTGGATGCGTAAAGAATTGGAAATCCTTCACGAGGTACGCATAGGGCAGGCAGAGATGCGCGCGCAGCAGGTAGAGATGCGGCAGAGCCAGACCCAAATGATGGGCGCACAGCAAGAGATACTGAAAGACCACGAGACACGTATACGCACAGGCGAGCGCCTCATGGAGCAATCAATGGCCATCCTCACCTCGATCAATCATTTCGTATTGACGCAGGGCAGGGCCAACACAGGATTCGAAGTGCGCCTTGGTAGGCTAGAGAAGACCGTACTCATGGCAGCAGGCGTACTAGTAGCAGTGAAGTACGGTGTAGATATCCTCACCGCATTGAACGTGAGGTAGGCAGTGAAGCGCCACACAACACAGAGCCTCTGGTCAGTGGTCGCGATGACCGTCGCCATGTGCGCATCCCTGCTGCTAGCAGCTTGGACCTACTCCTAGTCCCAACGCATTACTTGACCGTAAATGGTAACGCACTCACACTCTATGCGGGGGTACGGTTTTGGATGCACCGGAAGTCGACGGATGGTTTCGCTTCAGTGACCTCACGTCAGCACAACTGGAGCGCGTAAGAGAACGTGCGTGCGCACTGATCGAGCAGAGCGCCTACCCAGATCCTATCCTGTGCGTTATCGCCGCATACGTACTAGAAGTTAACGAAGAGTACGCAAGGCTTGACGCACACGGGGATGGGCACACACATTGAGTGAAGATAGAATACGCTTAAAAATAAACTCAATACACGACCAAGACACGTACACGGCAGGCGAGAAGCGGCATCACGAAAGATGCGTGAGACCGCCAGACTACACAGACGGAATGCTGCCGCCAGCGCAGGATGAGTGCTTTGATTACCGCACCACGCTATACAAGAAAGCCAAATGCACACACAGGGTGGGAGACCCGGCCGAGTGCAAGCAATCCCTCACGAATGCCCCATCGAAGAAGGACCGCTGCCTCTGCACATGTCACATCAAGGGGTATGAGGCGACATGAAGAAACACACACGTGCACTAGCAGGCAGACGCGCACAGAATAACGGCGCAGTATTCGAGACCCTATTCCAGGGCGCATGCCTAAGGCGCGGCATCGCAACGACAAGAATACCAGACGGATGTAAACAGCTTGCCACGCGCCGCATCATACGTGTGCGCACCCCCTTCGATTGGGCACTCTCATACAACGGCAAGGCTGCACTGATCGATACGAAGACCCTAGATGAGGCAGCGTTCCCGAACGGTGCAGTAGATCCGAACCAGGCGTACACCCTACTCACTCACCTACTGAAAGGCACGATCGCAGGCTACGTCGTTAACCTCCGTAAGATCGACACGTGTGTGTATATCCCTGCCTCAAACCTGTGCAACGCGCTGAAGGGCAGGGGTAGTATCAAGGTGAGTGACCCAGGAGTCGTACTCCTAGGCACGCTGCAGACCATGGACATGACGCGGCTATTCACTAGCGTTTGACTTGAGTATTGAAACTACGACATGATGGAAAGACCACGCATCATAGCGTGCGTAGTCGCATGGGGTGCGGCTACCACCATCGTAACCCTGGAGGGGTTTGAATGGGACGACCGAAGAAACCTATCGATAGAGATCAGGTCATGAAGCTTGCGGCCATGGGCTGCCGGCAGACTGAAATCGCCGCCTTCTTTGACGTGAGCGATAAGACAATCTCAAGCCGTTTCTCCAAGGAACTGCGAAAAGGTGTCGAGATGGGGAAGACAAAGCTTCGTCGCCTGATGTGGCAGTCTTGCGAGAAGGGCAACGTCACTATGCAGATCTGGTTATCTAAGAACATTCTAGGCTACACAGATAAGCTTGAGCAGGTAGCAGACCCTGAAGCTAAGCCCATGCGCCTCATCATCGAAAGAGAAAAGCCTAAGGGTGAGTGACATTATCTTCAGGCCATTCGATAAGCAGCAAGAGGTGCTAGACTGCGACGCGCGAGTCAAGGGCGTGTTCGCAGGTAAGCGCGGCAGTAAGACTGAACTCGGCGCTATCCAGTCTGTCATCTGGCAGGAGAGTAAACCAACAAACAGGTCATACGACATTGACCCTTTCACTGGCGTGATCGTCGCACCTACATACGATATGCTGACGCGCCTCTCATGGAAGAAGTTCTCAGCTTACGCCCGCCCGTTTATTAAAGAGCAGACGAAGTCGCCTAAGCACATCACGTGGCACGATGGATCAGAGATCTACGGACTATCGGCAGACAGGCCTGAGCGCATCGAAGGCATGAAGATTGATTGGGTCTGGTTAGATGAGTGCTTCCAGGTAGACGAGCAAACATTCCTAGAACTGCAGGCACGCGTTGCAGACACCAGGGGTTTCATGCTTCTGACCGGATCGCTAGGAGTGCAGTACGTAAACCCTAAACAACACTGGGCGCATAAGTACTTTAAAGAGAAGGCAAACGACGGCTTTCGCTGCTTTGAATGGGCGACCGCTGACAACCCGTACTTTCCTCAAGATGAGATCAGCAGGCTTGAGACAATCCTCGACGCTGAAACATTCAAGCAGATGTACACGATCAACTGGGACAGTAACTCTAACAACATGGTCTACTCCGACTTCTCATCGGCTAACCTGATACGTGGCTACAAGGTTAACCCAAACCTACCCGTGCTGGTCGCAGTCGACTGGGGATGGCGGCATAAGATGGCGTGCCTCTTTGCGCAGTACGATCAAGCGACCGACACCGTGACAGTGTTTGACGAGATCGTTCGTAGCAGGATGACGCTAGACGATCTACATAGAGAGATCACAAGTCGCGGTCTACAAGTGTCAGGCTACTGCTGCGACATCTCAGGCAACCAAGAGCGTGAGATGGTTGGAATATCAAACGTCCAATGGTTCAAGGATCGTGGGATAAAGATGGTGTTCCGCACGTCTGCCGTTCTGTATGGCGTGGCTCTTGTGCGCTCATACGTGAAGGCTGCAAACGGCAGGGTGAGGCTACTGATCGCAGAGGATACGTGCAAAGAGACCGTGACCGCGATTAAGTCCTACCGCTATCCTGAGAGTGACGGCATCGCAAAGGCTGAGACACCAGTAAAAGAGGAAGACGATGCTGTAGACGCGCTCCGATACCTCTTCGTCAACTTCATCGACAAGAATGTACGTGACAGGCATAGTAGATCTATTCAATTATAAAACCTTAGGGGGTTCGATGGCAGGCCTTAGAGAGATGGTCCCAACGCTTCTCGCGTACATAAAGAACCACGCAAGGTACCTAGAGCACAACGCGGTGCTCCTTGATGTGTATAACGGTAACCTCTTGCCATTGGTTGACGCTGCCATTGCGCCACCTAAGTTCTCGCAGAAGTACTATGAGCAGATCAAAGAGCGGATCATCGCGATCAACGTATTAAAGCGCATCACAGATAAGTCAGCGCGCGCATACGTGAACGCACCTCAACGCATCGCAGAAGATAAGTACGCTAAGGACGTCGCATTCTATGAAGATGAGATGTCGATCAACTCTAAGATGCAGATAGCAGACGTGTATGCAGACCTGTTTAAGGGCTACGCACTAGAGCCGTTCCTGCATAAAGGCAGGCCACGTTTACGATCACTGCCCTTTGATCGATTCCTACCCTACTCTGATGACCAGGTTGATGGCACATCTGTCACCGCGTTCATAAAGTTCATGGGTAAGCGCACACGTTCCGGCAACCGCACACTCTCTGTGTTCCACGTCTACACCGACGACGAGTTCCTGTCGTTTGATAGTGAGGGCGAAATCGTGCGTGAAGACCTCGATGGTAACGACGGCATCAATCCCTATGGCGTGATTCCGTTCATCTACGGCAACCGCGGGAATGACATGCTCATCCCTACGCAAGATACAGATACGCTATCCCTCACTAAGATCATTCCAGTGTTACTGACAGACCTGTCCGGCGCTATTATGTTCCAGTGCTTTAGCATCGTGTACGGGATCAACGTAGATTCTAAAGACCTCACCATGTCTCCGAACGCGTTCTGGGATCTAAAGGGCGACATCGCAGCACAGGCAGGCGGCGGCGCTCCTACTGTGGGTACGATAAAGCCTGAAGCAGACATCACTCAAGTACTCGCATACATCATGAACATCTTTACGTTCTGGCTTGAGACGCGCGGCATTCGTGTTGGTAGCGTTGGCAGTGCAGACGGCACAGGCGGTGCCTCAGGCATTGCAAAGATCATTGATGAGATGGACGCGACAGAGCTGATCGGTAAGTCTCAAGAGGCTTTCCGCAAAGATGAGATGGAATTCTGGCACCGGCTGCAGCTCATGCAGAACTACTGGGTAGCAAACAACATGCTAAGCACCGAGCATCGCCCTATCATCTGGGGTGCTGACTTCAAGGTGGGCACCATCTTCGATGCGCCATCTCCTGGTGTTGATCGCATGACCGAGGTGACGACAGTAAAGCTTGAACGTGATGCAGGCTTCATCTCTACGCGTAACGCAATCGAGATGCTCTACCCTGACCTGACTCCCGAGCAAGTGGACGAGCGCATGTCAACGGTAGGCGACAGCATGACCGTCATGGTTGATGACGAAGGCTCTCAACCTGCGGCAGACGAGAACACCCCGGTAACTGAAGGAGCAGACCCATTGGCACAGAAGACAACGGTTAAAGACGTTGCCCTAAACGGCGCTCAAGTCGAAAGCTTAATCAGTGTCGTTAACCAGGTCTCATCCAACATCATCCCTAGAGAGTCTGGCGTTAACATCATCATGGTCGCGTTCAATCTCGATAGGGCAGCGGCTAACGCAATCATTGGTGAGGCCGGGCGTTCCTTCACTGCGCAGGTAGCTGAGCCTCCTAGCACTCCCACGGGCAATGCTTGATGGCCTGGCAGAAAGTTAAAGTACCGATACCAAGACGATTCGGGCCGACTGAGAGACAGGCTATCGCTCAAGAGGTAATCGACTTTATCGTTGAGCGCACTAAGTCTGGAAAGAACATTAAGGGCGGCGCATTCCCTGGCTACTCCGCATCGTACAAAGGTAGCCTTGATTTTAAAATCGCAGGCAAGGGCGGAACCGTTGACCTCACCCTGTCCGGCGAGATGCTAGATTCGATCCAGCTACTCGCGCATAAGTCTGGTGAGATCGAGGTAGGCTTTGACCGCAGTGATAAAGAACTGAATGGAAAGGCTGAAGGCAATCAGACAGGCAGCTACGGCACTGGCAAGGCAAAGAAGTCTAAGGCGCGCCCATTCCTAGGCATCACAGGTAAAGACCTAAAGGTGATCCTAGACAAGTACCCGTCTAGCCGTGAAGATTCGTTAACGCGCGCAACCGATGAACTCGCAGCGGCACTTGCGGCCGGAGACCTGGTAGACGGCATCGACTTTGAGGGTGACTGATTATGTCAGATAACACTGCAAAGCTTGACCGCATGATTAAGCTTCTAGCCAACGCCATAAAGAACTCTGTCACGACAGAGGAGTCAGCCCGCATTAGCAACATCGCTGCCCGCCAGATTAGAAAGCGCACACGTCTAGGCTTTGGCATTGGATCGTCAGGTAAGCAGACGAAGCTTAACCCGCTGTCCGGCAAGTACATCGAGCAGAGAGAAGCCTATAGCGAGAACCTTTCTGACCAGACCAAGCCACGGCGCTCTAACCTCACAGCGACTGGGCAGATGCTAGATTCAATTCAGGGCGGGGCTAAAGCTGGTAACGTGATTGTAGAGATATCCGGGAGTAGGAAAGCAGGGCTCACTGGTAGCCGTGGCACGGCATCCAATGCAGACGTTGCTCGATACGTTCAGGAGCAGGGTCGTCCGTTCTTCGGTGTCACAACACCCGAGCGGCGATCGCTAATAAGGGAAATCAAACAGGTGATTCTTCGACGCTTGAGGCGTGGTTGATCACATTCAAATTGGAGTATAGACTATGAGTAAGCCTACATCTACTGCTGGTGGCGGTAATGATCTGGGGAACGCTGGTGGCGATCCTGCGGACGTAACTAAGTTAGCTGACACGACCGCTACACCCACGGCGACTACGGAAGATAAACTCGTATCGCGTGATTCGTACCTTCGTGTGATGGACCAACTGAAAGAGACCCAACGGAAGTTCAAAGAAGTTCAAGACGCATTGAACGTAAGAAAGTCCGAAGAAGACCTTGAAGTGGAATCAAAGCTGATGAAGTCAGGCGAGGTACAGAAGCTCATTACTATCAAGGATGAGAAGATCTCTGCGCTCAGTCTAAAGAATCAGGAACTGGAAAAGGGTTACGAGGGTTTGAAGTCAACGCTTCAGTCGGCAGCTAAGACGCAAGCCGTACTCTCTCGCCTCCCGGGCCAACTGATGCGCCAAGAATACATGGCGTTCATCGATACGGACAAGGTGATCTTTAACCCTGAGACCAATGAGATCGAGGAAGATTCTGTAGAGGCCGTTGTGAATGACTTCTTAAAGAACCATGCAATGCTCTTGAAGACAGACGGCAGGACACTGCCAAACGGTACACCACGCCCAACGCAACGGATAACTCGCGCAGAGTGGGAAAGCCTTCCAACAGCTAAAGAAAAACGTGAACGGTTAAAAGATGTCGAAGGGTTTGTTCCTTCGATTAGAAAATAGAAAACAACACAGGGGGATAGCATGAGTGCAACGCTGGTAAATGAACTTTCCGAACAGTCTCAGAAATTTTGGGCACCCATTTTCAAAGATGAGCTTCTTGAAACTTCCATTTTGCCTTCACTGGTAAACAAGGAATATCAAGGCGAGATCAAACAAGGCGGCGACACCGTTTATGTTTCCATGATCAAGCGGCCCACTGCTGAAATTAAAACAATCGGCGCTGGTTCGGACACGTTCAGCTCGCAGAAGATGACCACTCAACGCGTTGGCATTGTTGCTGACAAGCGCATTACCGCGTCGTTCGAGTTGGAAGACCTTGCTGATCTTCAGACCCAAATCGGTAACCCCGACGGTCAATCGAAGATCCGTCAAGTGCTTCTCGAAGCTGCGCAAATCAGTCTGAACACTTACCTGTACAGCCTGGTTTCTCCCAGTGCATCTGCCCCTGACCATATCCGTTCTGGCATCACCAACTTCGATGCTTCCGAACTTCTGGCCAATCGCCAGTTGGCATCGAAAGCACGTTGGATGAACGAAGGCGGCTGGTGGTCATTGCTTGATCCCTCCTACATGAACGACATCTTGTCAGCTACCACACTCACTAGCTCTGATTTCAATGGCGCAGATGCCCCTGTGATCGGCGGCAAAGTGGCAAGCACTCGCTTTAACTTCAACATCCTGGAAGACAACTCTGCCGGATTGTTGCAGTTGAGCCCTGGCTCTGCAGGTCAAGACTGCGGCCTTCTGTTCCACCCTGACTTCATGTATCTCGTGATGGGCGCTCCCACCTTCAAGGTGTCCGACCTTCACGCGAATCATCAACACGGCTACCTTGTGTCTGTGGACATGTTGGTTGGTGCTAAGCTCGGCATCGATGGCAACGTTAAGCACATCCAAGTATACAACACTTGATCAAAGGACATTGAATGGCGAAGCCTGGTAATCGGACAGATCGAGTTAGCCTTGCGGGTGCGCACTTAGGTGAGAACTTATCCGCTCATCCTTTTATTGAAGTCTTGAGCGCACGTAGCGCTGAAGAACTTAAAGCACAGCTAGCTAGTCTTTCCGCTACCAGGCTTCCTTTCACGGTTCTATCAATTTACGGCGAGGCGGGCAGGCACTATGCGTGGCTGTCTTTGACCAGACCGATTCAGAAAAAACTGGCAGAGAAGCCTGCCGCATAAAAGGGGATAGAAGATGCCTGCATTAAAAGACGTAAAAACACAGGGTGCTGGTTTCAGCAATGACGCTGGCCTTGTGCGTGTAGTGTATGATTTCGCAGTAGACACCGGCGCTGTAGCTGACTACACCGTGATGACTGCTGACTCCGCATGTGTCGTTCGCTTGAAGCACGTTGCAGTGAAAGCTGCAATGACCTCTGGCGGTTTGATGACTGTGGACCTGGGCAAGGGTACCGCTGGCGTTCAATTCATGAGCGGAGTGGCCGTTGCATCATTGACCCTTAACTCTATCGTTTTGCCTCCTGCTGCTACCGCTGCGGTGTATCTTGCTGCTGGCGAGATCATCAACCTGGGCATCAACGTGGCAGCCGGCACCGCTGGCAGCCTGGAAGTCGTGTTAGAAGTCATTAAGTTCTAGTCTGTTAAAACTTTGGGGTGAGGCGCTCATGGGCGGGGCCTCACCCCATTTTACGCGTGGGTGATACGTGGCGATACCTACAAGCATAAACGACAGACAGAGTAGATCGTTTGAAGAAGACCCGCTGGTACCGGGCGACACACGTCGTAAGGTGACCGCGACCATTGCCACGTCACAGGGTCCAATCAAAGTTACCGGCCCACTAGTCACCGTTGCATACGATGCAATCGCCGCTGCATACCCTTCTACAACGACTGAGGTGTATACCTACTTCACAGGCGGGCTAGCAGGCACACTCGTTGCGACAGTAACCGTTACGTATACGACAGCAGCTAAGACCGTGCTGACGTCGGTGGTACGCACATAATGAAATTCGTACTAAACCCAACATCGGGACAGCTAGACCTTGTGGGCGACGGCGGCGGTCCTGTTACAGGATCTCCAAATGAGTTCGCACGCTTCGACTCTGCAGGCCTTCTTACAAACGTGCCCGGCTGGTCATTCAACCAGGCAACGTCAGAGGTAGCCGCATCCCTTGGTAGACAGCCCGCTGGGGAATCTGGCTTCTATCAATGGCAGAATAGCTACCTGACGTTTTCGCCCACCGCTAACTCTCCTGGCCAAACGTGGGCGTCTCGCAATACATCTATCGCTTTCGACACGGCATCGAGCGGCTTTAGCCAGGGCACTAACGGCACTGCGGCTATGCTTGATAACTATTATTTCACGCACCTTGGAACTGGCAACGTAGGGCAGCTCGTTTACCAGAACATGAATGCGGAGCTAGGCAACGGCGTAGATCCTATCTCGATCAAGGGCTTATCGTTCGTGCAGGGCTATTCAGAATTCAAAGCCAACGTAACCATTGATGGACCTATACAGGGATACATCTCAGCCATTAGGTTTAACGCCGCATCGATTACGTCTGCTTCACATTACAATAATACGTTTGCAGACTTTAACGACATGCCTATAGCGTTGGGTAACTATCAATCGTTTAGTGCAACACCGCAGCTAGGCAGCATAAAGAACAATTCAAGTTACACCGGCGTAAACCTCGCAGCGAACATCACAACGTTCACGGGCAACGCAGGTTACACAGGCGTAGGCATCTCTCCTAATATTGTCACGATGAACACCGGAGCGTTTAACGGCATAAGCATTGCCCCTAACGTCACATCTTGCATTAATGCCACGGGCATACGTGTAGACATGTCGAATGTTAACGCTAGCGGCAGTAAGCGTGCAGCAGACTTCAATGGCAATTGCGACATAACCGGCTACCTAAACGTGACGGGAAACTTCAACACGTCATTCGAGGGTAACCCCATCGATCTAGGTGGCGCCGTTAGTGTCGGCAATAGCATAAATACAGGCATTACCGCACTGGCAAACGTCACAACCGCAAACGTGGACACCTTCGGGACCATCATACCGATGAACGTGGTCATGCGCGCAAATTCTATAAATACATCTTCACCATTTAACCTAGGCTTTACATCGTCAGGCTTCGTCTCGGTGGTAGAGACGCACTCGGGATCAAGCCTAGACTTCTTATCTGCCGGCACGTTCGCCGTTAACTTCTTAGGCACATCGACAGGCGGGACGATCGATAGGGTTACGCTATGCCGTGCGTTATCCGTTCCAAACGGCATCACAGTCGTAAACGAACTGATAGGATTCCATGCACAGGCACCATTCGGAGATGTGGGCACTGACTCATGGGGCTTCTATGTTGACTCTGCTGGTGCCAATAACTATTTCGCAAACCGAGTACGCATAGGCGTAGGCAGTGACAAGGTCTCAGCAGGCCAGGCACTTGAGGTAGTGGGTAAGGTTCAGCTCAATGGCAACATCGGCTTCTTCGGTGTGGCAGAGTCAGCACAACAGGCAGGCGCTGCCGCGACCGCAGGAGCTGCCTACACCGTAACGGAGCAAGCCATGATTCAAACCGTATATAATGCACTGCGCACGTATGGTCTTCTAAACTAAGGGGATGCTATGGGGCTTATTAAAAGTATCTCAGTGAATAGAAGCGGGATTTACGCCACGTATTGGAGTCTTTCGCGGTTTGAACTGAATATGGAATCAAACTACTCAAACGTAACGATGGCTGGATACTTAACCATGCAACACTACCTTGATGGGTTCGCACCGATTATGCACATTGACGTGAAGTGGTCCGGTGCCGATAATCCGATAACCGCTCAGGCGATGCAAGCAGGCCAGGGGTTCGCCCTGGCCTACGCAAAGCTTATAGCGCCAACACCGCCTAGCCTCACCGCAAGGCCCAACCCGTTTGAAGGAGCCGTGCCCGCATGACACCACTACAAGCTTTAGACCTCATCTATAAAATGTCTCGCATGGCCGCACTGTCAGCGGATACACACGCTGAAGGGTATAATGCCTACCTCTCTCTCAAGGCAGCGTTAGAGCCTGTGCTAAAAGAGTTAGAGCCTGTGGTAAAAGAACCGGAAGAGGCTAAGTCATGAGCGTCACTAACCGCGTTCTATTCTCTGACAACGGCGTACTGGTAGACCTGACCAAGGACACTAACAAGTTTCAATCTGGCACAGCGACCATTGCAGACTACACGGCGGCACAGGACTATCTGTACCTAGGCTCTATGGCACCGTTCAATCACTTCTATGTGAAGATGGCGACCGCATCCGCTGTGCCTGCATCGATGACGGCAGAGTACTGGGATGGCAAATCTTGGATCGCTACATACAAACTTGACGATGAGACGAGTGGCCTTACCGCTTCTGGCTTCATCACCATGTTCCCTAGGCGGGATAACGCATGGAACGTCGAGAGCACTAACGACCGTGGAGACCAGGTCACAGGCCTTACCACGATCAATGTGTACGACATGTATTGGATGCGCTTAAAGCTTAGCGCCGACGTGCCGCTTGGTTTCGCGATCTCATGGATCGGTCATAAGTTCTCTGACGACGATGACCTAGCCTCTGAGTTCCCAGACCTCGTGCGTGCAAAGATGTTGCTAGCCTATGGCACTGCTAAGACAAGCTGGGAGGAGCAGCACGCAAAGGCAGCTGATCTCATTACCCAGGACTTGATCTCATCAGAGGTAATCTCTTGGAAGGGCCAGATCCTGGTGCGAGACGAGTTCACGCTGGCGTCAATCCAGAAGGTGGCAGAACTCATCTTCAACGCCCTAGGTGACGACTACCTCGATCAGAGAGACCGTGCGCAGGCCGAGTATAAGCGCAGGCTTGATAAGTCTTCTTATCGCATCGATGCAAACTCTAACGCGCTGCTCTCACCGGCTGAGGCCGTGTCTCGATCCGGGTTCATGCGCAGATGAGTAAGATCACTACAGTATATGATACGCTTCTAGCCGCGATCCTTCTGATCTTTCCTGAGAAGACGAAGTTAAACGATCCATATACGCTTACCGATAACCCCGAGCACCTACTGCGTGACGGGTACGGGATGAGAAAGACGGCGACAGAGTTGGGCATTGCTGAACTTTGCAATATCTCTGACGTGCATGGGTTTGAGGTAGCGCTGTGTAGAGAGATCGTCCGCACAGACTCACAGGACGTGCCTCTTGATATCGAAGTGAAAGGCCTACTAGAGGACGCGTTCGAACTAAGGGAGCGGCTCTATCGGTATGACGAGCTGGGCATCTCAACTGACATCACAAGCATAGACCTGGGCGGGGTGTCTGGCGTTGAGTCATTCATCGTGGGTAAGGGCAAGTTCATCTCGGTTGTCATTGCTTTCAACGTCCAGGTAACGGAAAATATAAACTAAACGAGCACTAACAGGGGGATATCACATGGCAGAGTTACAGCGGGCATCCGCGTTCGCAATCAAGAAAGAAGTTACTGTAGGCACATTGATAGCCCCCACCGTGGGAGCAGACGCTATCCCTCTTCGTGCTGGGTTCTCTCAGACTAGCGCAGTTGAGGAGATTGTAAGCGACGAACTTCTTAACGACATCGGCGCATCGAAGTCTCTCACTGGCCTTGAATCTCCTGCAGGCTCACACCCTGCATACCTGAAGCATTCTCAAGTCGAAGGTCAAGAGCCTGAGACCGGCCTTCTTTATGAATCCGCATTCGGCGCTAAGTCTGTCGCATCCGTTGAATACGATACGGTAGCCGCATCTACCGCAGGAACCACTGCAGCACGTGCTGTCATCAAGGTGGGCGTTGGCGAGGGTGCATCGTTTGAAGTCGGTGAGGCACTCATGATCAAGGATGGCACCAACGGCTATTCGATCAGAAACATTCACTCGATCTCTGGCGATGACCTGACTCTTAACTTCAACATCAATGCAGCACCAGCTCTCGGCGTTAACCTGGGCAAAGCCGTACTGTATCGTCCCGTAGCTAGCGGGCACCCGTCTTTCAGCGCATGGCTATACGGCGCAAACGGCGGCTATACGCAAGCTATCGCAGGCTGCCGTACCTCTGAGATTGCAATGACCTTTCCCGCTGCTGAACAAGCAGAGGTGTCCTTCAGCTATGAGGGTGTAGAGAGTTACTTCAATCCTGTGCAAGTGACCGCCACTAACCGCTTCATCGACTTTGTTGACGATGGCGGCACGAAGGTTGCGACACTTACGGCTGGGTTCTATAAGACCCCCATCGCATTTGCAGCACACGTTCAAGCTGTGATGCGCGCTGCATCGGTAGACATCATCACGGTTACCTATAGTAACGTGACGGGCAAATACACTCTTCTGTCCGATGGCACCACGTTTAGCCTGCTCTACAACACGGGCACGAATACGGCGAACTCTGCCGCAGTGCTTCTGGGCGATACGACCGCTGCTAACCGCACGGCCGCAGTGACGTACACTGGTGCCAATGCCATTAGCCTGGTGTTCCCTTTCACTGCATCATACGACGACGCTACGAACATTGTAGTCAAGGGCGCTCAACTATTCGTTGGCGACTTCCATGAGAACGTCTGTCGGGCTGCAACCAACGTATCGATCACAATCGGTACGCCTCAAGAGGCTGTGCTTTCCATTTGCGCATCCTCTGGTGTGTCTGAACGTCTGATTAATGCACGTGAAGTAACGCTTGAGGCCACTCTTGTGCTTGAGCGTTATGAGTCAGGATTGTTCGACAAGTTCATTAACAACGGTGATGCTGTCGTTATGATGAACGCTGGCCAAAAAGACAGCGCTGGTAACTGGGCTCCAGGTAAGTGCGTTAACCTGACCATGTTGCAAGCCACCATCACGCAACATGAAACGGGCGGAGATACGATTGTCGAGGTGACCTTGTCTGCTAAGGGTTACCTGACCTCTACCCGCAAAGACATTTACCTCAATTTCGCTTAACTAAAAGGTACGCAAGGCATGACGCAAAAGCATAAGAGCGAACACGGTGAAATAGAATTCCGCCTCCCCACAATCCCAGAAGCTTTGGGATTGTGGGGCAGGATGGGCGTAAGTCCCGACGACCTGCAGGATAAAGACTCATTCATCCACAATCAGTTTACGCTCTTGAGTAAAATGATTGGGAGTATGGCACCCCTTGTCGTCAGGGTGGATTACACTTTCGGAGAAGTTAAGGTCACCGACTTTGAAACTCTCTGCACACACATGGAAGCTATGGCTGACCTTTGCCACGTGGCAGGCCGGATCATGGAAGCCATGCAGGGTGGGGCAGAGGCCAAAAAAAAGTAATCAATGACGCTCTGATCGCATGGTCTAACCCCACGGTTATGACATCGATCAGGGCGTCAAACAAAGTCTTAGCTGAGCGCATTGATAGCCTGGTCCCAGTACTAAACGCATACAACATGATTACCGAAGCGACAGAGATAGGGCTCACAATCAACGCTGACTGCCTGGATGTTGAGACAGTGCGTCTGGTATACTTGCTCAAGACAAAGATCAGAGAACGAGAAGAGAAGAAATCGGCAGCAACGGCTAAGGGGGTTGGTAACCGTGGCAGATGAAAAGCTGATATTCGACCTGCTCACTGGGCAGAACCAAATTGGGAAAACGCTATCTGGCGTTAAGACCCAAGTCGCAGGCATTGAGTCGGGCATCTCATCCTTCTCGCCAGCCCTTGCGAGCGCAGCTAAAAGTGTTTCCGGTGTAGCCGGTGCGTTCAAGGGCCTTGGTATCACCGCTGCCGCAGCGTTCGCAGGCTTTGTTGGCTCAAGCATTATCAGGGCGGCAGAGGAGCAGGAATCAGCAATCAGTAGCCTTAACGTTGCACTGAAATCCGCTGGTAACTTCAGCACCGCAGCGTCCAAAGAGATCCAAGATTATGCATCAAACCTTCAGGCACTGACAGGCATTGCCGATGAGGTAACCGCATCGAACATCGGATTACTCCAATCGATCGGATCATTCACGATCAATGGCCTGCAGAAGGCGAACACCGCAGCAGCAGACCTTGCAGCGACATATAAGATTGATCTAGAGACTGCAACGCGCCTCATCGGTAAGGCAGCGAACGGCAACATCACCGCATTCGGAAAGCTTGGTATCGTAATCAAGAAGGGCAGTGACGATGCCCAGACGTTTGCGAACACACTTAAAGCACTGGAGAAGAACCAGGGTGCTGCCGCTGCCGCAACCCAGACGTTCGCCGGAGCGAATAGGCTACTGTCTGCAAACTTCGGCGACATCTTAGAAGAGCTAGGGAACATCGTAATTCAGAACCCTGTAGTAATTCAGGGAGTGAAAGACCTGTCTGTCGCATTCGCATCGGTTGCCTCATCTCTAAAAGAGGTAGTCCCTACTCTTTCGTCAATGCTTAGCCTTGTCCTCTCTGTAGGTCCTACGATCGCAAAGCTTGCGCTTGAGTTCGTACTCGTATCAAGAGCGGTGAAGTTTGCTGCCGCCGCATTCCAGGCATACCGGATACAGCTAGACGTTATCCAAGCGCGCCAGGGCGTTGGCATATTCTCAGCACTCATTACCCAGATCAGGCTTGTCACTAGCGGGCTGGGCCTGGCTACACTCGCCACGCGAACGCTTAGCCTAAGCATTACCGCAGCAAAGGCAGCGGCAACATTTGGCCTTACCCTTGCGTTCGATGCAATCATTACCGCACTCATCGAGATGTCTGGGCGGATGAACGTATTCAAAGAAGCGATTGCGCTAGCCGGACGGTTCGCGCTTTTTGTCGTTGAGCAGTTTGATGCACTTGTTAGTAACCTAGCTGAATTCGCTAAGGTAGCAGCGAGCGTACCGGGCGGGCCTGAGTTCCTTGATAGCGTGAGCGAGGGGCTTGCAAACCTCGCTAAAGGTAGCAAGGCGCGCGTTGATGAACTTCGCGCAGCTGTTGTCGGTCTCAATAAAGAGGCTGCCGATGCTGCAGCGTCAAAGCTTGGCGGCGGCACAGGCGATCTCCTTGATAGCGTAAAGATTGCAGCGCGCGTTGCTGAGTCAGCGAAAGAGGCGATCAAGAAGCAGGTAGAGGAGTTACAGAAAGGATTGAAAGAGGCTGGCGATACCCAGTTTTCAATCCTCGCTAAAGAGGCTGGCCTTCGTGCAGCGCTTATAGTTAAAGCTGAGCGCAGCGGCATCCTCACACGTAAGCAGGGCGAGGAGCTACTATCGAAGGTCCGCCTTGATGCGATTCAGAAAGCTGGGAAAGCGCAGGATGCGTTAACTCAAAAACAGATCGAAGACTCTAAGGCATTCCTCGACGTACTCAAAGGTACGCCTAGAGGGCCTGGCCAGCAGGGCAATGCAGCAAACGTAAGCGGTGAGCAGAAAGCACAGATCATCTCTGCAGAACTTATTTCAAACTCCCTTGCTGGTGCTGCCGGTGCTGCCGGTGCCGTTAAGACTTCTATCTTTGCAGCGGTAGACGCACTGGGCGGAGCACTAGGCGAGCTGCCCGTAATCGGTCCAATCATTGGCGAGATACTCGATAAGCTTGCACTCGCCCCTGCGGAGTTTGCAAAGAACATTGAAGGCTTCTTTAAGCAGCTACCTGAGGTGATCTCTAATATTCTGATCAATAGCTTTTCCGGCCTATCAACGATCATTAAGCAGATACCTGCATTCATCCTTGAATCTCTGAATAAGCTGCCAGAGATTCTAGTTGAAATGTTTATAAACTCTTTCGTTGAGCTATTCGTTTCAATCGTAGATGTTGTGGCAAACCTTCCAGCATTGATTGCAGAGCGGCTACCTGAGCTGATACAGCGCTTCTTTGATGGCATTCTCCTTGCGGTGCAGAAGCTTGTTAACTCGATGCCGCAGGTTGCTCAAGCATTCGCGAACGCGATGCCTGGTGCTGCCGTGCGCTTTGGCATTGAGATAAGCAGGCAGGCCGTACCGATTGCGTTGGCCTTCATCGATGCTCTAGTGAAAGAGGCACCACGCTTTATCACTGAGCTAGTGAAGGCAATCCCAGGCGCGTTCGGCGGAGGCGCAGGCGGTATCCTTGGTTCAGCGGGCGGTATCTTCGGCGGTGCAATCGGCGGCATCGGCGACGTGTTTGGTTTCGCAGATGGAGGCACAGCCCTTAGCGGTGGTCCTAGCCGTGATCGTATCCCTGCACTGCTAAAGCCAAACGAACAAGTACTCGGTGAGGAGAACGCGGCAAAGCTTACTCAAGTTCTTGACTCACTCATTTCTGGCGGTGGTAGGGGTGCGCCTACTACGATTCAAATCATAGTCGGTGAGCAGCAGCTTGCAAGCGTGATGCTTGACCTTAACCGCAGGGGGTTTAGAACGGCATGATAAATCTAACCGGTGATGGCAGATGAGCTGCTTTAGATTCCTTGATTACAACTATGTAGACCTAGACGTGCTTGCGAACTCTGACGTGAGTAGTGAGCAGCTTCCAACGTTCCCCGTGACGAACGCATACAACGGCCTACGTCGCGCAAAGGTCTGGCGCTCTAACGGCTTCTATCAGGTCACCGCTCTCAATAACCAGATCGTATTCAGAGAGACAGCGGCAGGCCCTAACATCACTGCAACGATACCTGTAGGCGACTACCTGCGTACCCCGTTCCTTGCAGCAATCAAGGCAGCGTTCGAACTCCTTGGAGACAGTACTTACACCGTGGCGTTCGGTTCGATGTTCAAGATATCCGTCACATCAAACGGTGTGGGCGGCGGCGGTGTGTTCTCCCTTCTCCTGTCAAATGTTGGCTCTACAGCGTTCGACCTACTGGGCTTTGACTCTGTCGATCTAACCGGCGCTCTCACCTATACGGCGGATTCGATACGGCTACACACTGAGGAGTCAATCACGTGGGACCTGGGCATTGATTCAAACCCTAAGGCGTTCGCCCTGATCGATGCGAGGAACACGCCACTTAGTATATCCCCTACAGCGACGATCGTTCTACAGGGCAATCATACCAACGTGTGGGTTAACCCTGCGTATACTCAGACGCTCACCTACGACGACCGCGTGCTGCATGTCATCTCTGATGAAGGGCTTGCGGCACAGAGCCTGCGCTACTGGCGCGTGCGCTTCGTTGACCAGAATCCAAAGGGTTACATTCAAGTGGGTGCGTTCTACCTAGGCGACATGTATCAGACGGTTAGAGGTGCCCCGCAGTTTCCATTTAACTCTGCACCAGTGGATAAGACAGAGACCGTGTTCTCTGAAGGCGGGCAGACGTTTAGCGAGATCAAGCCGCAAACGGATAGGTTTACACTCGACTGGCGTGCACTCACCGTTGCTGAGAAAGAACGGTTTGAACTCATCTTCGAAGAGGTGGGCACAGGCACCCCCTTCTTTATAAGCATTGATACGTCCGTTGCGTTCTCATCGTCGCAGCAATATTATATCAGGTACGTGAAATTCATCGATGAACCTAAGTTCGATCTATCGCGCCCTGGCATCTACAACACGACACTTTCCTTTGAGGAGCAGCTCTAATGTGGAAGGTGTACGGTAACGCGCTGATGACAGCAGACATCGATGGCACGACGAAAACGAATGCCATGAAAGTTAAGATGAACGCGGACACGGTAGTGCGTGCGGTTCGCACTTGGTTCGTGTTCTTCAATGACCCAGTATATACCGAACTTCGTTTCAGGCTTTACGAAGATCAGGGCGGGGCAGCGGGTAAGCTTATCGCTACCAGTACGAATGCACTAACCGCTGCGACTATCTTTATAGATGACGCGACGAACACGAGTGCGATGAAGGGCGTGTATTTTGAATTTGCAGACGTTGCACTAAAGGGCACGAACTTCTATCATGTGCTGCCCTACGCAACGGGCTACACCGGGAACGATTCATCCCACATCTCGTGGGTTAAGGGCTGGCCTGATAACGAGTATCGCGCGGGTCTCACTCTTAGCTATGAAGAGATTCAGGTAAGCCCGTATCGATTCGCTGTGATCGGGGCTGATCTCTAATGGCGTATGCTGCACTGCTAGATGACGAGTCAGTGCAGAGTCATTTTCTTGTAGTGCTACGCCCGCGCAGAAGGGCTACAGGCTTTACGCTCTTCTCAGGATCGGTCTATGTCTCACCGTTTGATTACGGCGATGTGACAAGTGTGTGGGATGGGCTCACCGCACTTAACGCAAATACGACAGCGGCACTTGCAGCGGGCGAGTACTATCACGATGTAGAAGCGTCCCTTCTTTACGTGCGGCTGACAGCAGGCGGTAACCCTAACGCCACGTGGCTCATCACCGCATATGAGATCTACGCTGGCACAACGAGCGCACATCATCATCGCGTGCCTACCGACAGCAGTAGCCGCGTTGTCTACTTTGACCCCATCGTGTCAAAGGCACCGATACTAAAGCAGACTACAGAGAATTCTGAATATGGGTTCTCGCCCGTGCAATCAAGTTCGATGACGCTCACGAACGCTGAGCACTTCTTTGAGCGCCACATCTCTGACACGTCGTGGATCAATGCGCAGTGCCTGATCTATCACTGGCTAGGTGCGCTCGACGTTTCAAACATGAAGCTAATTCAGAACGGGCTAGTGCTATCAACGCGCCTTGCCCCCCCGTCTCTTGAGCTTCGTATCGTTGACCGCATCGACCAGTTGTCGCAAGAGTGGAAGCACCCTGGTGCTAGGCCTTCTTTCTATGCCGCTGCAGATTTTCCAGGCCTTGACCCTAACGCGGTGGGTAAACCGATCCGCGCTGTCTATGGCCTGATCCTCGATGGGTTTACGCCCGTGAACATAGACTATGTGGGAGATGAGCCGACTACGTCAGATAACCGTAACTGGGCAGTGATCAGCGGGCAGACGGGGTTGGCAGAGTTAGTGCGCACGGTGCCTGCTGCACCGGCTAGCACGACGACGCGCACGTATGTCTCATCCGTTGCAGGTCTTAACGTAGGTGATTCCGTTTTCCTTGATAAGGCGACAGACGAGTATCGGATAGTGACCGCTGTCGGTGCTAACTTCATCGAGCACGCTGCCCTATCTGCTGCGGCTACAACGGGGGAGATGGTGAAGCGCGGCTTTGTCGGGCGCGTCACAATCATCCAGAACGATGTGCGCTACCTCGCACTCTACGGGCGTGACTACACTATTGACCTGGCCCTGCCCGCAACCGCCTCTGGCTTCACGTTTGTTGCAGGGCTTGAGGCTAACCTAAGTATGCCTGAGACCCTGCGGCCGACAGACCGAGTCTATTGCCGGGTCTACGGACCAACGAATATAACCACCCTAGGCGGGCCTGCCTTCGGCGTGGACGACGTGCGCACGGGCAATATGGCCCATCCCTCACAGTTCGTGCTCGATGCACTGAAGAGGCATCTAGGGGTGGGGGAGTCAGACCTTGCCGTGGCAACGTTCACGCAAGCGCTCACTGACCAGTCATCGGGCGTAGGTTTCGCCATCCCTAAGGGCGCATCCTCTACTGACTTTCCTAAGTACCGCGACGTGATTGCAGACGTATTAAAGTCCACACTGGGGAAGCTAATCATTGACGCGGATGGTCGATGGTCGATGCTCACAACAAAGCCGCTAGGCGCTATCACTCGCACGATTGCAGACGATGAGATTCTCACACGCGCGTTGCAGTGGGAGTATGATTACAGCGATCTAGTGGGTACCGTTTTTGTCGAGTATGCGTATCAAGAGGCGGGCGCAGGGTTTAGCGACTCTGACATTGTTTTAACCGTAAGTGCAGTGTCTCCTTCCGGCACGTTCCTGCATCGGTCTAGCGTGACAGAGACCCAGAGGAGCGTGTGGGTGTACGCGGCGGAGGCACAAGAGATGGCTGATCGTCTGTCCTACATTCTAGGCGAGCGGCGCGGGCGGGTTACGATCAACACTAAGAACCGGTTCTATGACATAAAGCTTGGCGATAACGTGGAGGTGTCCCGTGTGTACCTCCCTGGTTTCGCGCCAGACGGCGAGACCGACTATGTGAGAGAACATGCAGTAGTCGGCGTGGATAAGAGCCGCACACAGGTTACACTTACACTAAACGATCAGAAGGGCATTGAAGACAATGCCGGAGGATGGTGACTATGGGCAGAGTAAGACCGTATGATTTTGTCACAGGCATTGAAACAAGTACGGTGCCAAACCCTGGCACACCATCGGCAGCGAACGACACCATATCCCTTGGTTATGTGAATAACCTCTCCTTCTGGGCAGCTCCCGTGGTGAGTGTCGCATCGATGCGTGCGCTCACGGCGGTGCAGCGTGCAGACAACCAACGCCGCGTGGTCGATGCAACGCAGGCCGTATGGTACTTCGATTCTGCAAGCACTGGCGTTGATGACGGCAGTACGATTCTAACCCCCAACGATGTGCCGGCATCTGGCCGCTGGCTCATTGCACCAGGCGGTGCTGGCGGTGGAGGCGGTGGAGGCGGCACAGGCATTGACCTGGTTCTGCAGAAGCTTGAGCAGGAGCGTTACCAGATATTCACAACGCCTATCCAGAATTCAGGCGGGCTGTCTGCTGCAGTAAAGCCCGAGCATAAATTCTATGAAGCAAACCTTCTACGGGATTACGTCTCTGGCGGTGCCGACATGGACATCGTGTGGAATGGCAGAGCGGTAAACGACGCTGACATAAATTACGATTCAGCTACGGGATGGACCGCAGGCGTTGGCAGTGCAGCTGCATCGATTGGCACCACGTCTACTGCTGGTCAATTCACTATCGGCACTGGCGCAGTTAAGTTTGATAAGAACGGCACGGCAGTGCGTGCAGGCGTTCGCTATGACAGAACCGCTCAGACCCTATCGTTATCCGATCAGACGCGCGCATGGGTGTATGTCTACCTGCCTAGCATCACAGGCCTAACGAGCATCTACCTCATGATCTTTGCCGACACGACTGGAAACTATCAGACGTTCACGCAAGCGACTAACCACAACGCGGGCGCACTAGTCGTTGGCCTTAACCTCATGCTCTTTGACGTGTCAACGGGCGGCACCGCTGTAGGTACCGGCTGGGACCATACAAAGCTTTCTCGCTATGTCGAGATCGGAGTTGATACAACGGCAGGCGGTGCAGGCCAGACCTACACAGGTGTTTCCTTTGACGCTCTCTACTTTAGCTACAGATACCCTGAGCGTCTTCGTGTTGATGGTTCCGAATACACTGTATTTAATAACTCAATTCGCAGTGACATAAAATCTGCAGTGTCGAATACAAAGCACGATGGACCGCAGACGCTTTCCGCTACTGTGGCAAACAACATTTCAGGCGGAACCACCGGCACTGCACGTGGCCGCATCATGCGCTCTACCATGCTCATCGAAGGTGATGGCCTGATCGTCATGGACAATGACTCTGCGCTATCTGGAGCAATCACTACAACGCAAGACGTGCGCACTGGGTTTGTTACTCGCGGTTCTGTGTCCGGTTCCATGCCCGTGGTGGTTGATGTGCTTGCAACGCAGGCCTACCCTGCTACGGTTATCGGCGGCTCTACCATTGGTGTGACCGATCCTGAGAACACAACGGCAAACCTAAAGAACGGTGATGCAATCGACATCTTCCGTCCATTCTACATTGATGGCGTTGCGAGCTATGCGCTTCAGGCGGCACTCTCTCTTACGGCAGACGCTACACACTCGGCAGGAGTGACAACGCTTACTCTCACAACGGCAGGCCTTTTAGTCGGCGACATCGTGTGTAAGCGCCACATCAATACGGTCGGCCTATCTATGGTTACCGAATCATCACTTGAGAACTTTAGTTCGCTCTCACTTGATACCGCACCAGACGGTGTGCAGCTGATTGAGACAGGGATGCTGTACCCCAATAGTCAATTCGTTTACGCGCATTGGGCACTTGGTGGGAATAGCAGTGCAGAAGCTACAAGGAATAGACGTGGGCCAGGGCCATCGCTCACGGTTGGCGGCACACTAAACCACGGTAATACGTTCAGGAACGGGCAGCGCGCTACTAGTGGCTGGTCCACCGTCAACACGCTATCAATTCCTGCAGCAGCAGCAGTGGGGCTAGACGGTGCTCCTTCCTCAAATACGCGCTTGCAGTTTTCAGCCTGGTTTAATTTTTCTACCTCTGCTGTATCGCAATGGATTTTATGCAAGGATAGCGCATCAATTGGTTCAGGCGGGTACGGTATACGTCTGAACGTCCCAGGAACACTGGAATTATATATAGGCGGCGTATCGATGTTGACCACGGTACCGCTTACCGTGTCTGCATGGAATCACATTGTTGTACTACTGGAGAGCGGTGGTACCTTTGCTATGTATGTTAACGGCATTAGGACCTTGGCAGCGGGCACAAATTCTATGGCCCTAAGCGGGCAGCCGTTTAGCATTACAGGCTTGGGCACTGGCTTTTCAGATCCCCTAGATACCACCGCAAGGAAGGCAGACGTCGTTGCATGGAGCAATGGACCGGCACTAACCCAGTCTCAAGTGCTTGAACTCTACAACCAAGGCCAGCATCGCATCCTTGGAAGTGGCCCGCTTCAACGCTACAAGTACACGGCAACGGGGCAGACGGGGCAGCGGGCAACGGTTAAGGCGCGCATGACTCGCACTACTACTGCCGTGCGTCCGATCATCTCTAAGATCGGGACCATCGTAACGTAACCGCACGGCAGACGTGCGCCGTGATCCTTAATGTATAATCGAATATGGTGGGGGGGCTGACGTGAGCGCCAAGGATGGCACTGACTGGGTTTACTATTCCGTCATGGTAACGATTGCCGTCACGTCAGCACCATGGATAGTCATCATCATGTGGTGCGTGTCGCTATTGTTCCACGGGGAACAACCGGACAGGTTTTTAGCCTCCCATGTATTCCCGTTTACGCTGCGCATGATAAGACTGTGGCGTTGTGCGTTGCGCATCATCATGTTCTGGAGGAGGCCCTAAATGACTTTCGATATGCAGGCAGTCGGATTGATTACACTCTACGTCCTAGCACTCACGTTGATCTGCCTGTTCCTCCTCTCCCGGGATAAAGCATTGACTCGTTCAATGCGCTCTTTCACTGTGATGATTGAACACATACTCACCGCGATGAAAGCGCACGGTGCGCGCGTTGCAAAAATGGAGAGATTGAAATATGAGCGAAAACATTCAAGTACTAAGCGTAACCGTAAGCGTACATAAAGAAGCGTATGAGCTGGGTGCTGGCCTTGCAGGCGTACTGCGCGCTGTGATGACTGCCCGTACAGACGGCTGGGATTCTGCAACCGATCTTCCTATGGTCGTGCTTGAATCTATCCGCGCCCTGATGCCTGCCGTTGAGGGTGTGGAGAAGCTTCCTGATGAGGCAAAGGCTAACGGCGTTAAGTTCGTTAAGTCTCTCACTCTGCCCTTGAGTGAAGCTGCAGAACTTCTCATCAAGTAAGGAAAGGCGGGGCCATGCGAAAACGCGTGGCCCCGTTCATCTCATGTTTAAACGCCAATCATTTTTCCCCTGGTTCCTGGCCCTTGCAATCGTCTTCCTACTCGTTGCATGTGCTGAGATCACGTATGAGCCGGATCGCTCTTTCCTCAATTCAGCGCAGGCCGGATCGTTTGAATACCCGATGAAGGTTAACGGCTATCTATGTCAAGACATGGAACGTGTGCCAGGGCTGTGCTCAAAGCGGCTTGCAGATAACCAGGCGCTCATCTTGTCCATCTCTCCGCAGCCGTATGCGTACCGCGCACAGCTCACATGCTCTAGAGACCTAGGCGCTGACCGCTCCGTCGATGTAGCGAAAAACGAAGAGCTGACACTGCGCGTTGAGCCTGAGCGGTTCGGCGCCCTACGCTCATTCACATGCATCGTTGAGATCTTTCCAGCGGATAGGGCAGAGGAGCTGTCTGCAAAGGCCGAGGTGCGCGTGAAGCTCTATGACCATAGGTACGTGGGCAGGGAGTCGATGCGCATCAACACGGTCGACGGTAAGCGCGTTCTCGTGACCGGCGCCAATGCCAAGTACTCAAAGGTCTGCCTAGATGATATCTGCACGCGTCATACCGAGAAGACCGCCATAGAGATCGGTGCCGCCGCCCGCGTGTTTGCCTACAGTGAAAGTGAACGTATGCGCTTTAACTATTTTTGGTCACCCTAGCCATGTCAGAGCTACAGCCCGGTTGGGACTATAAGAAGAACACAACGCCGCTGGTGAGTGTCGCCGATACGGACAGGCTCATTAGCGTAGTGCTCTCTGCCGGCACAACGTGGGCGCAAACCATCATTGCAGCGGTGCAGCTTATCCTGTTCCTTGCCTATGTCTGGCTGCGCAAGTCTTTGATGGATGAGCAGATGATGCTCGCGCGTCAGGACTATGAGCAGGCACGCGTTAACCGCAACCGTGACGAGCTCGCACGCGATGACCTTGACTCCCCTAGGTGACATTGACCCACCGCGCTAACGCCCTGGGGTATACTGCCCCTAGGGGGTAGGCATGGACGATATGCGATCGGCATTGGCACACGTTGAGTTCTTTCGTCGGGGGCAGGACATCAAACTCACAGAGCATTTCCATCTGCGAGAGTTCGAATGCAAGTGCAAGCTGTGCAAGTACACGCTGATATCGCTCGATCATGTCTACCGATTGAGTGAGCTGCGGCTATCGATCAAGGCACCGATAAGGATCCTATCCGCGTACCGCTGCCACAATCATAACGAGAACATGGGAGGCGAGCGCCACTCGATGCATACGTACGGCCTAGCCACGGACATCTACGTTGACGGGTTAGAGCCTGCAACCCTTGCAGCACGTGCGGGCGCGTTCGATGGCATAGGTATTTATGACGGCTTCGTGCACGTCGATTCCCGTGGGTTCGTAGCGTTCTGGGATAAGAGAAGTGTAGGGCGTGGGGTGTAGTGTACATCTACGACGCACTGTGTTAACCCGCACTATGCCCATCCCTGATTCTGACTGTGCAGCATACGATAAGCGCGTTGAAGACGAACTTGCCCACGGCATTCGGGTGGGTGCTACCCATGCGCCTACGCTCGCCGCACGTGTGGCAGCGTTCGAAGCCGCCATGCTCGCGGTGGAGCGATCCATGGACGCAGCGGTGGCAGCGGGTGAGGTAGCGGTTATAGAGAAGCGTGCAATGGTTAAGAAAACTTAACTATCAGGCACCACATCCACAAACGTGCCGGCGATGCCAACGAGCGTCATACGGGGATAGCGTAAGCACGGCGCCTAGCACCCGGCACGTCTGTGGTTTGAACTCTAGACCGAGAAAAAACGGTAGGCACAACTGCATGACGCACGGTGATGCATGACGCGTGCCATTGCCGACTGTAGCGTTTCTGTACGTTTAAACGAAAAAACCCCCAACGCGTACCCGGAGGGTGTGAGCGTTGAGGGTGGATCACTGCTGTCAAGGCTGTGATGGCTGTGATGGCTGGACCATTCCACCTACCGGGCGGGCAGTCAATGCCAATGGCGGCAGCGTTCGTTGCGCGCCTATAATCGAGATGGCAGCATTGTCTATATATATGGGGGTTAAATGGAGAGCATTGAGATTCAATCAAAGACTATTAACATTGTTAAGGTAACGGACCTGCGACCGAACCCGAAGAACAGGAATAAGCACACTACAGCGCAGATCGATAGGCTTGCAGAGATCATGCGCTACCAGGGGTTTCGCCAGCCGCTGACAGTATCGAACCGCACGGGGCTAATCGTCGCCGGCCACGGGCGTCTTCTCGCAGCGATCAAGCTAGGCATTGAGTCAGTGCCCGTGATGTTCCAGGATTTCGAAACGGATGATCAGGAGTATGCAGCGCAGGTTAGTGACAACGCGATCGCAGCGTGGGCAGAGATCGACCTGCCTGGCATCAATGCAGACATCGGAGACTTAGGGCCTGACTTTGATATTGATATGCTGGCCATCAACAATTTCAATATAGACGTGGCAGAAAAACTCGACATGGAGGAGGAGCTTCGTGACGACATGAATAAGAAGTTCGTGCTTGAGGTTACGTTCCCGAACGACATGGAGATGATGGACATCCATGACGACTTGGTCAGTAGGGGATATATCGCACGGGTTACGCGTTGATCTACGGCATTCCGTACATGGGATCTAAGTCTTCGATCTGTGAAGAGGTATGCTCCATCTTTCCAAGAGCAGATAACTTCTACGATCTATTCGGAGGAGGCTTTAGCATCACGCACTTTATGCTTAAGCACCGATCAAGCCACTATAAGCAGTTTCACTTTAACGAGATACGACCAGGGGTGTGCGAGCTGATTAAGGACGCGATAGCAGGGAGGTATAGCTACGACGTGTATCTACCGCCGTGGATCTCAAGAGATGAGTTTCACGCGCGAACAGAGCCGCTGGTTAAGCTTCTGTGGTCCTTCGGTAATGACGGTAGAACTTACCTCTTCGGTAAAGACATTGAGCCGTACAAGAGGTCTCTGCATAACGCCGTGGTGTTCAATGAGTTTGATGCGACGGCTAGAGAAGTTCTAGATATGGACAGGTTTAGGGATGGGTTTACGATTACAGATAGGAGATTATTTCTACGCGCTAAAGTGCGGCTAGAGCAGCTAGAGCGGCTACTGCGGCTACAGTTCTGCTCGGGCGACTATCGGCGCGTTGAGATCAAGCCTGACTCAGTTATCTACTGCGACATCCCTTATGCTGGCACGGCTGAATACGATAAGAACAAAGCCTTTGACCGCGCTGAATTCCTGGACTGGGCAGACGCCATGGCAGAACCCGTTTACATATCGGAGTACGCCGTAAATGACGCACGGTTTAAGTGCATCTCGAACCATGAGAAGCGCAGCAAGATGGCCTTAAGTAGGACTACCAATCCATTCAAGATCGAGAAGGTCTACGTAAACCGTGCCGGCTACGCGCGCCTTATGTCCAGCAGGCGCACGGCAACCATGTAAATTTTACACGGTGTGGGCAATAAAAAACCCCGGATTGAGATTTACATCCCGATCCAGGGTCAGTATGGTTTAAGCGTCTAACAAAAACCGTAAGGCCAGCTTAACCGGGTAATCCGTTTAACGTCAACCCCGGTTTTTGAGCGGCTCAGGAATTTGAACCCTAACCTGACTAACAACAGGGTCGATCATCACGGGCGTAGTAATGCGTTCGCGGTATGGGGTGACCTAGAACATGGCGCAACGGGAAAACAGAGACGACGCTATAAAGATCCCTGGGGGGTTTAGAGAAGTCCCCCGGACCACGCAGGGTCCAAGGCCAGGCAACGGCAAATACCTGCACCGAGTTCTTGTGTGTGACGAGCTAGCGAGGGCCTGTACCCGGAAGGATCAGGATGTAGCTTAATGGTCCCGGAGCCTGCCCATAGCGGGTAGGTGGATCGGGTAGGGAATACAATTACCACCACCAGGCGGCACACGTAGGGCAGGGGAATTAAAACGTAACACTTTGAAATAACGGTAATGGCTTTGATGCGTATGGGTAGCGGCTGGCGCATCACAAGGACACCGCGAGGTGTGCCCGGGCTGTGGGGAGTACTGAGGGGCTTAGAGGTAGGCCCTTGAGTAGACCCTACAGTAAGGCCGAAGTTTCAGGTTAGCCGATATCGGTACCACTACACACCTACGGTAGGGACCAGGGGAAAAGCGGAGGGTAGGGAATACTGCCGCTGCTATGCCTGCAGGTTAAATAGTAATGGTTTACTAGTGTGTGCCTACCCCGCGCATCTATCGCAGATACTAGTTTACAACGCTGCACTCCCGTATTACTACGCAGCTACAGCAATACATTTAGATTCGTAACCGTCACTAATCCTGGCCGGTTACAGGGGCACCGTTTCATTGCTGTAGCGGTGTCCCAACTATTCACGGTGCAGCATGAGTAAACGAATTGTAGCAAGCCTAGGGGATCATGCGCAGCATGTCGGTGCGGGCAACAGCAACGGCTACAACAACGGCAATGGTGCTGGCGGAGGCCACGGCAGCGGCTTCGGATACGGAAACATTCCCGGCAGCGGCTACGGCAATGGCAGCGGCTTCGGCGATGGACACGACATCTACAGCGATGGCTACGGCAGCGGCGGTGGTGACGGCGGCCTCGGCGGATCTGGAATGGGTTACGGCGGCGGCTACGGCTACGGCTACGGCCTTGACTCCGCATGTGACGGCGACGGCGATGGCTTCGGATATTAAACAATCAAACGGAGAAGAAAATGGCAACTAAAGCGAAACGTAAAACGAAAACAATCAGTGACTACCGCATCGTAATCTTGCAGCGCGGTTGGGTAGTAGTCGGTAAGTTCACGCAGAGCGGAGAAGACTGCATGCTAGAGAATGCGGCAGTGATTCGCACATGGGGCACGTCCAAAGGTCTCACTGAACTTGCGATGGGACCGCTCGCAGGTAAGACGATCCTAGATAAAACCCCGTACCCGATCCGCTTCCATGAACTGACCGTGGTTGCGACTCTTGATGTAAACGGAGCAGCATGGGCAAGCGCATTGTAGCAAGCCTAGGCGAGGATGCGCATCATGTCGGCAACGGTGATGGCCATGGCTACGGCTTCGTCTTCGGCGGCACCGGCACCGGCAATGGCGGCGGGGGCACTGGCGGCGGCTACGGCTTCAGCTTCAGTGGCGGCGGCACTGGCCACCGCCACGGCGGCGGCTACGGCGGCGGCTTCGGCGGTATTGGCGGAGGCGGCGGCGATGGCTACGGCTACGGCTACGGCCTCAGTGACGGCGCGGGCGACGGCGAGGGCACAGGAGACTAAAATGCGTAAACGAATTGTCGCAAGTCTTGGAGATGATGCGCAGCACTTTGGCGCAGGAGATGGAGATGGCGCGGGCGATGGAGATGGCGAGGGCGCAGGAGATGGCGCAGGAGATGGCGCAGGAGATGGCGATGGAGATGGCGAGGGCGCGGGCTACGGCTTAGGCTACGGCTCCAGTGACGGCGCAGGCACCGGCCGCGGCCATGGCTACGGCTACTGCTACGGCACCGGCCACGGCTTCGGATATTAAACAAACAAACGGAGAAGAAAATGGCAACGAAAACTAAACGTAAAACGAAAACAATCAGTGACTATCGCATCGTAATCTTGCAGCGCGGCTGGGTAGTAGTCGGTAAGTTCACGCAGACCGGAGAAGATTGCACGCTAGAGAAAGCTGCAGTGATTCGCACATGGGGCACATCCAAAGGTCTCACTGAACTTGCGATGGGACCAATCGCAGGTAAGACGATCCTGGATAAAACCCCGTACCCGATCCGCTTCCATGAACTGACCGTGGTTGCGACCTTGGACGTAAACGGAGCAGCATGGGCAAGCGCATTGTCGCAAGCCTAGGCGAGGATGCGCAGCATGTCGGCAACGGCGATGGCTACGGCGATGGCTTCGGCTACGGC